GCCGCTGCATATTGAGCCGTAGGTGGTCATATTGATTTCCAGTCAGGCGCCGCCCTCCAATGACTGGATGCGACAAAAATAGGGGGTGTTATTCGTTGCAGATGCGAAGAGTCTTGCGCCGGAAGTCAGCATCAAGCCGTCGCGCCATGTGCTCAGGCATTACGTACGGGGTGCGTGGCGGCATTGCCAGAAAGGGTAGGGCACGGTCCTTGCCAGCATCATGCAGCGCATGAATGACCAGCCGCATAGCTGAGCTTTGATCTTGCGCGCCAGTCCACTCAACCAGAGCTGACAGCGCCTCGCACGTTCCCGATCTAGCCCAGAAGCGGATCATCTCGCTACCCATGATTGGCGACACGTTTTCGCCATATTCCAAACTGTGCCGCGAACCAATAAGCCGAATAACTCCGGCCCGGCCAAGACCCTGAACGTGATGAATCATCCAGGTGAGCGCCTCGCCTTGCTCTTTGATTCCGGCCCACTTCATCAGGTCGCCAAGCATCTTCTTGGTCGTAGCGCTGACCGTGTGGCGTAATTCCAGCTCGCCGTACTCTTGGCGCTTGAGTACAGTCTTGGCTGACCGAGCCTTTCCTTCTACTGCCATTTCAACCTCCTATCCATTCCAGCGAGTGCGATACAGCACGATGTCGCGGGCTGTTGATATGCCGCAGCTGAATATTCTCGCCAGCCGGGCGTAGCTGAATTTCTGGGCTTCGTACTTCTTGCGCATTTCCTTGACCTGCTCACTGGTCAGCTTGGCTGCGTGGTGAGAGATTCCGCACCGGTGGTGCGTGTGGTTTCTGGTTATCGACATGATCTAACCCCTTTATCCCGCTGGCCGGTATTGCCAGCCACATCTGTCGTTTGCGCTGCCGGACCTTTGTATTTAGGCGCCTCACCGAGTACCAGGCCTTGCGAGCGGATAATCAATTTCGTGATCCTTGATCAGTCGCCGGATCAGCGTGGTGCTAACCCCCATTTGGCGCGCGGCCTGGGTGCGGCTTACGCCGATATCTCGCATAGCCTTGATACGCTCGACGTTTCTGGCGTCTGCTACTGGATCGCTGCGATTTGGGATCAAATTTTCCAGCCCCATGTTCGCGGGAGGCACGAATTCAAACTGGTGCATCTGCCTCATCTTTCGAAGCTGTGATCGGTGAATCCCCGTCTCTTGCGAGGCCTGGGCCTGGGTCATGGTTTTAGCCAGCTCCATGACCTTCCGCACTTCATCGGTTATTTCGCGCTTTGCGGCCCGGGCCTTGGCCTGCTCAATATCTGGAGCAATCCGGAGTCGCTGCATGGACTCCTTCCTATTCCGCACCTTAACCGGCGCCGGATTGACTGGAAGTACTGAGGCAGCGATCTGCCAGAGTGGGCGCGGCGCATTGCCCGTCGGCTGCAACTCGATGACCTGGCCACCACGGCTTAAGAATTCATCCATGGCGGCGGCGAGGCGAGCAGATTCGGATCGATTGTTCTGGATGGTGCTGAGCTCATTACTGATCATGCTGCGATCCCCAAGACCCTGCTCATGCGGTCGTCAAGAATTTCGTAGAAGGTTTTGACTCGCTCGGACAGCTTGCGAATCATCACTTCGTCTCGATAGGCACGCTTGATGAATAGCGGCATGCCGGGCCAGTAGCACACAAAGTCGATCCATTCGCGCTCAGCCACCCAAAGGCCGCCCTGGCACTGAGGAATATGCTCTTTGGGTATTTCGTCCGACAGGATCACTTCGACCTGAAATTTTGGAAGCTTGGTTTTGATCTCGGTCAGTCCCGCGTCGCCGATCAGCGAGTCAGGCGAGTAGCCAATGTCGTAGTTCAGGATGATGCCGACCTGAGTGGTGGTGACATCGATCTGCGACTGGTACAGGCTGCGCGCGACACCTTCGTACTCATGCCCGCGCTCGGTATGGCGATTACCCTGGAACGGGTCGGCTGCTTCGCCGGTAATGCGCTCTCCGATCAGGGTATTCATGTAGGTGAAGGCGCCGGCGCCGAAACCTGCCTCGCCCTTGCCGTTGACCAGCAAGCTGTCGAGTTCCGAGCAGGTGATGATGCCCAGGCGAAGATCCAGCCACGCCTGGGTGCCTTGCTCCACGTCACTGATGATTTGCATTGTCGTTTACTCTGCTGGCTGAGCCACCTTGGCAGCTCTCGAAATTGAGTTGTTTAGTCCGGCCACTACGCCATCAAATGCAGACTTCGCAATCTGCCCTGGGTCGCCGTACATCTTTTCGAAATTGGCGTGAACGGATTCGGTGCACTTATCCAGTAATGCCTGAACCTGTCGAGCCTGTGCTGGCGTTATGAGCGGGTCGCCTGCCTCTTTGTGTCCGTCGTTATCGTTGTCGTCGCCGCTAGTGATGTTCAGAAGGGCACACATGACATAGCGCTTGCCGTAAGTGGTGGTTGATCCTACGGATTGCACGGCGCTTCGCCCGGCGCCAGCATCTAGAGGCAGGATCATGGTGGTTTCTTCTCGGTGCCCAGACTTGTGCATCAGAATTCCTGTGATACTCACCCCTGCGGCCTGATTGACGATCTTGAATGAAACACCAAATCCAAACTTGGCCATGACCGGGCGCACTGCATAGTTGATGTCGTCCAAGTCGGCATACATCTTTTTCGTGTGCGCGTTCTCTGTGCGCTTTGCCACCGAAGGCATTTCGCATTGCATTTCAGCAAACGCGGCATTGAACGCTTCAAGTGCGCTTTTGGCCTCCATGCGCTCTTGTAGAGCCATCAGTCGTTCAAGCTTTTCCATATCGCATCGCGGATCAAGCGCAAGCCGGCTGATTGTTGCGAGCATGCTGATTTCTTGGTTTTGATGGATGGAAACCGACTGCCGTTGCTGGTCCGGCATAATTATTTCTTGTGACATCATTGATCCCTCAGAAATGGATTTTTACGTTAGGGACTTCGCCACGAGCGATCTTGAGTACGATGGCTTTTGCCAGTTCCTCACTGATGTTCATGCCGATGAATGCCTCTTTGGCGGCGCCCATGATCTTGATCTTGTGTGCCTGATCGTCTTCGCGGGCTTTCTGCTGGCGGGCGACTTCGGCAGCCTCTGCCTCCTGCCGTGCAATCTCGGCAAGTCTCGCCTGCTCAACTGCCTGCGCCTGTCGCTGCTCGGCGGCGATACGTTGCTGTTCCGCACGCTGAACATCTGCCGCACGATCCGCCTCAGACTGGATGCGCAGTCGCTCTGCTTGTTCGGCGGCCAATTGCAGTTGTAGGGCCTGATTAGCAGCGGCCGTTTCTGCCTCGCGGGCTTTCTGGTCAGCCTCGCGCTGAGCTTGCGCGGCTTGATCGATCAGTGCCTGCTCACGTTTAGCGGCAGCGTCACGTTCTGCCTTAGCGGCTTCCGCTGCTGCGCGCTGAGCCTCGGCTACTGCGGCTCGTGCAATCTCTGCATCGCGCTCTTGCTGGTCGCGAATTGCCTGTTCAGCGTTGAACTTGGCGATTGCAGCCAGATCAGCCTCAACCTTTGTGCGATCCGCCAGCAGCGCTCGGAGCGTGATCAGCGACTTGTCTTTAACCTGCGCCGCCTCAGGCAAGAACTCTTCCCAGCTATCATCGAGTGCGATCAGCTCCAAGTCAGCGATCACCCGGGCGACACGCGCTGCCATCGGCGTTTCGGTGAAGACGGCCATATCTCTAAGTCGGTCGACTGCATCGGTATGCCCGTCGCGCCGCGCTACGTCGGCAGCTTCCCAGTCAGTCAGCGGCTTACGGGTGGAGTCGCGAAGGGCGTCCATCTGATCGACGAACACTTTAAGTTCACCTTCGACTACTTTCGGCATTTCCTTGAGGCGCTTTAGGTATTCACGCCCCGGCTTTTCGATGGCTGTCTTGCGCTTGCTCACTAGAGCGGAAAGGCTCGCCACCCGCTCACGCCCCTTCCGGGTGAGCAGATCGGGGATCTCGCCACATACTTCCGACTTTACCGATTCGATAAATCGATTCAGGCCGCCAGCCACGAAAATGGCCGGCGCGTTATCTGCGCTGATGTCATCGATGGTGACGACTTGCTGTGTTGCGGACATAAGGGCTCCATGCCGCGATGAACGCAGCCTTGAAATATTCAGTTATTGGGTGATCAGATCAGCGAGCGCGCTGAGTCTCGATATGGATGCGGTTCGGCAGATCGGCGACTCGAACAAATCCAAGAAACTGGAGCGGCTCGACGACTTCCCTATAGCTCTTTCCGGTCATGCTCATGCCATAACCCCTGAACGAAAAGCGCTGACACGGCGCACTCGCTCGCAATAGTGTTTGAATTCGTCTGCGGTAATCGCGAAGACGGACAGGTAAGCGATGGCCAGCGTTTCAGCGACGGTGCAATCCGGCTTAACTTGGCCGGTCGCAATGTTCTGGATGGCTGCCTCGATGGCATCGACTGCGGTTTCGTGAGCGATCACAGGTCTTCGTCCTCGGCCATAGCGATAATCGCGTCATCGACCAGAGGCTTAAGCAGGCTCTCTGCGATCTCGTACAGCTTGCCGTGGGTGTGCGTGCTTTCTCCCAGCAGAAGGGCTGCCGCGGTCTTGCATGGAGCTCCGGCAGCAGCATCGATCACCAGTTGCGCGAAGTGGTCTTCGTCGTCAGCTCCATCGATCTGGCGCTGATTCAAGTGAGCCTGCACTGCCGTGGCAAACACGCTGTACGGTACGCCCTGCGGCGCTCGAAAACGGCGCTGAAATACGACATCTGAGCCGCGCACCAGAACTTCAGCTTGATCGAACAGCCAGGCATCGGCCGCAACATCTGCCGCTTCGTCATCCTCAAACGGCAGTCGATGGTCATGCGCTTGTTGAGCTATTTGCATTACATGGTTCATGACTGCCTCCAGAGGCGGTTATTCGGTTGGCATCAGGGTTATTGGTCGCAGTACCTCGTCGCGCCGAGCAACCAAATCTCGTGGATCTTTGTAATGGGGTGTTCGCGCCCAGCTACAGCACTCAAGCCACCAAGAGCTGTATTCGTGAGGGGAGGCGCCGTGACTTAGCGACCCGTCGTTGTAGCTCTTCGCGCCCTTTAGGATTGGCACCGTTTTGCAATAGGGGCAGATGCACGGGTTAACACCCCCGGCATGCACGTCCGTGTAGCCGTGCCACTTCAAATCCGTCGGGTTTTCGAGCGCCTGCCATTGGACGCCCTGCGGCAGCAGCAATCGGTAGCCGTTCCAATAATCGAACGATGGCGACACGACGTTTTCATGGCCTGCGCCACGGAGACGCATATGTCCTAGAAAGGTAACGACCAATCCAGGAACACCAATGCTCGGCAATCTCCATTGGTAAACGCCGGCCGACTCGGGCTTTCGCGCCGCGTATTCAATCCATTCGCTCATAACTCTCTCCATTCACTAATTACCAAATCCATTCGTCCAGCCCTCAGCTGCTCGCTGTCTGCTGTTGGGCGCAAGGGGAGGGTTGGACGGATAGATTCGAAATAGGTGCAAGCGCCGGAACTGCCCGGTACGCATCTGGACTGGCCACTGTTTAGCTGAGTAGTGGCCCCGGATTCGCTTGCGGTGGTGCGGGGTGATGCAGATGGCCGGCGCTGATCCCCAGCTTTCAACTGTCCTGACCTTGATCAGAGCCTGAGCCGTGGTCGCCACGCTCCTGTCCGGCTGAAAGCGATGCCGGTATGGGTGCTGGTCAGTTATCGCGCATCAGCCTACGCATTCATCTACATCGGGGTGTGAACTGGATTATGGGTTGCGCTCTCTCAAGCGCTATCGGTTACCACCATCACAGATCACACTCCGATGCAGCCTGTCGAAACAGGTGATCGGTACTCTTGCCCGTAGGGCTGTTATGCGGTGGCTTTAGCTGTCCGGTCCAGCTTATTCCAGCGCCTAACCACTGCCTCTTCCGAGCAGGCATGCTGTAGCTTGTGGTCGCAATCTCGACACTGAACCCAGCTTGCGGCATTGGTGGAGCTGTCCACTTCCAGGTCGTCGCCGCCGCACACTGGGCACGGCTTTGGTTTCGACTCACTCATCATTCACTCCTCTGTATTCACTGATAGCGGTATGGGAGGGGCGACAAGTTCGATCTGGACCACTCCGTCGCCATCAAGAAACGATCGGTAATTCTGATCTGGAAGCTCTTTCATTGAACTGACTGGCTGCTCATCCCAGAGCGTGCCGTCGTAATCATGTATGTCGCGGGCAAGCTCCAACACAGAACTGGATATGCTCTCGTCGCCAGCGGGCCAGTAGTAATCCGGCGTTGTCAGTCGGGAGATTTCAGATTTCAGTGCGTCACGCTCAGCAGTAACAGCCGCAAGATTCTTCTTTGTCGCAAGGTGAGCCATGTACAGCGCCCCTTGATCCTTACGAGACAAATTCAGTGAAACAGTTACATCACTCATATCGCCTTACCTATATTCGTGAATGGCCGGGTGGGCGTCGTTATGCTACTTCTGTTTTAGGCTCTTTCTCGACGCCGCCAGGAACTGCTGGTGATGCGGCGATGATGGTTTGTAGGATTGGTTTCCAGGTCGCCCACCAATTCGCCACTTGCGAATCCATACGGCTTATTTCTGCATCGCTGAATGCCCACCATTCGGTAATCAGATGGAGCTGACAGCCGATCTGCATATGATCTGCGGTGTAGGTCACGGGCCAGATGTCAGCCTGAACAGCCTTTACCTGTTTGCAGTTGCCGCTGGCGCCATTCCAGCTACGCACGTCGCGCAGGTAGGCGCCGCTCAGGTTGGCGTCGCGCAGGTTGGCGTCGCGCAGGTTGGCGTCGCACAGGTAGGCGTCGCGCAGGTTGGCGCCGCTCAGGTTGGCGTCGCTCAGGTTGGCTTCGCACAGGTAGGCGCCGCTCAGGTTGGCGTCGCGCAGGTAGGCGCCGCTCAGGTTGGCGTCGCGCAGGTTGGCGTCGCACAGGTAGGCGCCGATCAGGTTGGCGCCGCTCAGGTTGGCGCCGCTCAGGTTGGCTTCGCACAGGTAGGCGCCGCTCAGGTTGGCGCCGCTCAGGTTGGCGTCGCGCAGGTAGGCGCCGCTCAGGTTGGCGTCGAGCAGGTTGGCGTCGCTCAGGTTGGCGTCGCACAGGTAGGCGCCGATCAGGTTGGCGCCGCTCAGGTTGGCGTCGATCAAATCTGCACGCTCGCCGCCTTCTTCGCCAAGGCGCCAGGCCTTATGTTTGCCAAGGATTTCAGCGAGTTGTTCGGTAGTGAAGGTTTTCATTGTTTGCTCCGTGCCCGGTTAATTTCCCGCTGCACCCGTCACCAGGTGCAGAAGTGAAATGTTCGGTCATGCCATCTGCCGCGCGTGCTTCATATTGATGTCGCGAAACTGCCGGCACAGTGAGGCGCTGGTGTACATTCGGTGGCGGTCATTGAAGATCGCGTCGCGGTTCATTTTCTGGGCCTGTTTAACGAGTGCTTGCTTGGTCATGCTGCATACCTCCGGTTAATTTCCCAATGCACCCGTCACCAGGTGCAGAAGTGAAATGTTCGGCCCGGTCCCGCAACTGGCGTCAGACCGGGTTTGTTGCGTCATCGGTGCTGGCCCGTTGCCTGCTGCTGATTGCAGGGCTGGCCGTCGTCTTCGTGGGTGGGCTTCGAGCTTCCTACCATGGTGTCAATCAGCATCTGTTCGCCATGGGTCACAGGTCCTTACAACATGCACGCTACAGCTCTGAATGCCCTACTGAGCGGGGCAGGGTGCATGAGGTCCGGCGCTCCCAGCCGAGGCTATGGGGAGCGCTAATTCTGTTCAGTTGAATCTCCCTTCATCCGCTGGGATTCGCGGGGCGCATTGCTTGCCGGGTCGTTCTCGCGGTTCTGGCTTGTCGCCATCGATCAGCCGTAAAGGGTGTTCCCTTTCGTGGGCGGGCTATCTGACCCGTCTGATCGCCGGTCGCCGGTAGAGGCAATGCGGTCTGTTGGTATTTCTGTGTTACGCAGCAGGGTTAAAGAGCGAAGACCTTAATGAGGCCCTATCGCTGCTTCGGTGGTTTGTCGCTGCGATGGGTGAACATTACGCAATGTAATTAATCTGGTCAATACTTTGCGTAATATATTTTTCGGAGGCGTAAAAAAGCCCGCTCAGTCGGCGGGCTCATCTATCGGTCAGGCGGGGAGGGCGAATCTTAGGCAATAAAAAGCCCGGTGGCTGGCCGGGCTATTAAGAATCACATATCTCAGCTAAGGGATTTGGCAAGTCCGAAGCAAATAGCGCCAACACCACCTGAAAGCACCAGAGCTGTACCGATAAACCATTTGATCATCGAGCCTTCGACTCGCGTGATTTCTGTTCGGAAATTTGCGACGGCTAGACCAGTCCCGCCAGTCTCGCTGATTAAGTCAGCCTTCGTCGCTAGGTGTGGAAAGACGTGCTTGTCGAAAGAGCTCAAGGTTGTCTCGATACGAGCAAGAGCCTCCCTGATGTCAGGGATAGATTTCTCTAACGCTACAATGCGCGCTTCCATCTCGTTACCTCCGCCGCCATTGCCGCCATTATGGCTGCCATCCCATCCGCTGTCACTTCCGCCCCTGGCTGGGAATAGTTGGGATATTTTTTTGCTCATTCCTTGGCTGCCTCTTCTGGATAGCAATAAGCCCATACATAGGCCGCGCCGATAAATCTCTGACTACCGCAGTTATCGCAGGACATCTGGAAGAACCAGTCTGCAACCCTTGCATCCCTTGCGCTTGGCATCATGAGCAGCTCCGGCTTTCCCATGTGCAAAGGAAATGCCCAGTCAGTCACCCCACAGGCAGAACATGGCTGCACACACTTTTTTTCATGCACGTAGCGCGCCCACTGATCAGCAGTAATGGCTTCGGTCTGCTCCGATCTCGTCTGGTCAACACCGCTATCTATTTTGTCCGTCATGCCGATCCCTCAAAGCTTGCCCCTACAAATCCCCGCCACACCATCCTACCTACCCGACACCGCCGCCGCGCCAGATGACTCGGCCCAGGATCGGCATTTCATGAATAGCAGACTCGGTGACGGGTTCGTCAGGATTGCTGACCTTGTCCGGGCTGTCACTCCTGATCACCCACGCCCCTGAGAGCTGCTGTATCAGGCGCTTGATACTGTTCCCGCCATCGGGGCGCCGGATCACGTAGACCTGCTTATCCCTGGGCTCGACCTGCGACGTATCGAACAAAACCACGTCACCCTCAAAGATGTAGGGCTCCATGCTGTCGCCGTCGGCATAGATGACATACAAGTTCTCAGGCTTCGCATTCATGCGCTTCAGCCAGTCGCGCTTGAATACGAGGCCTTCGGTCAGCTCGACGTGCTCGTTTAGGTAGCCGTCACCGCAGGAGCCTTTCGCCACAAATTGCGGAATCAAAGCGTAATCCTTCTCACTTGGCGCTCTTGGCTCGTAGCTTCTGGGCTCATACCCGACGCCCAATAAAGGAAGGTCCAGATACTTCAGCGTCCGGTTGATCGTTTCGATATCCGGCTCGCGCCTACCGCTAAACCAATGGGCAATCGCCCCCTGAGTCACCCCTAAATACTCGGCAAGAGTGTCCTGGGTGATCTTCAGCTCTTTCATCCTGGCTTTAGCCAGCTCATACCATTTCGTCATGGCGACGATATTACGCAATGTATTTTCTGCTTCAAGTGACATACCGTAATTTTCCTTGCTCGAAAACATTACTCTGCGTAATATCTGGATAAGTGAACGGAGAACCGTTATGTCGAATATGAAAGTAGTCCGCGAGAAAGTACGCCTGACCCAGGCTGATCTTGCCAAAAAGGTCGGCGTTACTCAGGGGGCTATCGCCCACTACGAGAACGATCGACGCAAACCGGGCCTTGATGAATGCCGCCGAATCGTCTCCGCGCTGAACTCCAGCGGTGCAGACGTAACCCTCGACGATGTTTTTCCTCCGGTACGCATTCCAGAAAAATTAGTCGCTTAAACCAATTTCACCCCAAGCAAGGAGCTACAACCATGCCCGAAGAACCGCGTCCTAACCGCAAGCACATCAACCAAATCAAGGTTCGTCTCGATGATGAGTTCGAGGACCTACTTACCTGCG